CAGCGCGGCTGTCACTCAGACAACCAACATTGTCCCTGTTCAGGGCGTTTTTGCCCCTGAGCCTACCTTTGCCCTCCAATACTTTGTTGGGCCAGCGGGAACGCCTTTTTATGGCCCTGCAAATGCCACCTTTACAAGCATCACGACTGTAACTGGCACGATCACCACAACCCCATCTGCCGACACTGACATTGCCAACAAAGGTTATGTGGATTCGGTCGCCCAAGGTCTTGATGTCAAGGCATCGTGCGTTTACTCGACAACGGCAAACATTACCTTGTCGGGTCTTGGCACTCAAGGCGGTGGTGATTGGGCATCAAGTCTGAGTGCGGGTGATCGGATTCTGGTCAAGAATCAGTCAAGCAGCCAATTTAATGGCATTTATGTGGCCTCTGCGACATCTTGGTCACGATCAGCCGATATGAATGTTTGGGCAGAAGTGCCATCAGCGTTCACATTTATTGAATCAGGGACAACCCTAGCTGATACGGGATGGGTTTGCACTGCTAATCAAGGCGGAACAATCGATGTAACACCGATCACTTGGTCACAGTTCTCAGGTGCGGGTTCTTACTTTGCGGGAACAGGGTTAACCCTTACAGGCAACACTTTCAGCATTACCAACACAGGCGTTACAGCCGCTGCTTATGGTTCTGCTTCTCAGGTTGGGACTTTCACTGTCAATGCACAAGGCCAATTGACTTTGGCGGGTAGCACAAGTATTGCGATTGCCGCCACTCAGATCACAAGCGGCACGATTGACACTGCCCGTATATCAGGATCATATACAGGCATTACAGGCGTTGGAACACTTACCAATCTGAGCGTGACCAACACAATCACAGGATCAATCTCAGGTAATGCGGCAACTGCCACATCTGCAACAAATCTTGCAAATGGAACTGTTGGTGCTATTCCTTACCAAACTGGCTCTAGTGCAACCGCATTTCTGAGTGCTGGCACAAACGGGCAAGTGTTGACTTTGGCATCGGGTATTCCCTCATGGGCAACACCGACCACAGGAACTGTAACTTCTGTTGCTCAAACCTTTACGGGTGGCATTATTTCTGTTGGCGGCTCACCCATCACAACTTCAGGCACATTGGCTCTGACTGTGGCGGGAACTAGCGGTGGTATTCCTTACTTCACAAGCGCATCGGCATGGGCATCTTCTGCGGCTTTGGCGGCAAATGCTTTGATGGTTGGTGGCGGTGCGGGATTAGCCCCTAGCACGATTACAACAGGCACAGGGGTAGTGACAGCCTTGGGCGTGAATACAGGCTCTAGCGGGGCTTTTGTGGTCAATGGTGGGGCTTTGGGTACGCCATCAAGCGGCACAGTTACCAATCTGACAGGAACTGCCTCAATTAACATTAATGGCACTGTTGGCGCAACCACACCCACAACGGGTAAGTTCACAACAATAGATTTCAGCAGCACTTTGGCTGTGTCGGGTGCAACGGGTTCATCGGGTCAGGTTCTGACTTCCAATGGCTCAAGCGCACCGACTTGGACAACCCCGACCGCTTATGCGACTGTGACCGATGACACCACCACAAATGCGGTGCGTTATCCTCTGTTTGCAAATCAGACCACAGGCAACCTGACAACTGAGTATGTGAGTTCTACCAAGCTGAACTACAACCCAAGCACAGGATTATTCACCGCAACGGGCTTTAGCGGCTCTGGGGCGAGTTTGACAAGCCTCCCTGCGGGTCAACTATCAGGAACGATCCCAAGTGGCGTATTGGGCAATTCAAGCCTATACATCGGCACGACTTCGATTGCTTTGAATCGGTCAAGCAGCGCACAGTCTTTGACAGGCGTAAACATCGATGGTTCTGCGGGATCGGCAACAACTGCCACAACCGCAACAAACGCAACCAATGTGGCAATTACTGATGATACGACCACAGCCTCAGATATGTATATTTCTTGGGTTACTGCTAGTACAGGAAATTTGCCTAACAAGGTATCATCGACTAAACTCAAATTTAATCCATCCACAGGCGTTTTGACTGCAACTGGTGGCGTTCTTGGAGGCACATTCTGATGTGGAAAATACTAGAAATTCAAGCCGATGGCGATCTGATCACAGGCGCTAGGTATTTCTGCGCTAGAAGCGGAGTTGAAACCGAAGGTTGGTGGCAGTTTGCCGAACCTGTCCTGACAATTCCATTTGCTGATGTGACCGAGGAAATGGTTATTGGTTGGGTTACAAGAGACATTGGCGCACAAGTTGAGGCAAGGCTTGATGAGCAAGCGGCAGTCACTCAAAAGACTGTGGTTGCCCCTTGGTTGCCCCAAGTCTTTACACCGAGCATTTAAGGAAAGAATATGGCTGTTAATTTATCACCAGTTGGAGGCGTAGCGGCTCAATTCTTTGACAACGATGGCAATGTGCTGTCGGGTGGCAAGATTTACACCTATGCGGCTGGCACTTCTACTCCACAAGCTGTTTACACATCCGCAACGGGTGTTATTGCACATTCAAACCCAATTGTTTTGGATTCTGCGGGTCGTGTTCCTAGCGGTGAAATTTGGTTGACTGATGGAATTCAATACAAGTTTGTTGTTAACAATTCAACTGGCACATTGATTGGTACTTATGACAATATTACTGGCATAAATTCCAACTTTTTGAACTTTACTGCCCAACAAGAGATTCAAACAGCGACTGCGGGACAGACTGTTTTTACGCTGACAACAACGCAGTATCAGCCTGGCACGAACACCCTGACAGTCTATGTTGATGGCGTAAACCAATACGGCCCAAGCGCCACTTACGCATACACCGAAACAAGTTCAACTGTTATCACTTTTAATAATGGGCTTCATGTTGGGGCTTTGGTCAAGTTCACCACAACCCAAGCATTAGGCGGTGGCACAACTTCAGCATCATTGGTGACATATCAACCCGCTGGCAGTGGCGCTGTGCAAACCACAGCTCAAGCTAAATTGCGTCAATATGTCAGCGTTAATGATTTTGGTGCAAGTTCAAGTGCAACATCTGCACAAAACAAAACAGCCATTCAAGCCGCCATTAACAGCGGTGCAACGCACATCTTCTTTCCTGATGCAACTTATAGCGTTGACCCAGGCTTAGAGGTCAATGTGAATGGTTTGTACTTGTATGGAAATTCATCTATTCACGGCACTGCTTTAAACTTTGCGCCAGGCGCAGTTCCTGCTTTATGGGTGGGTAAAAGTGCAAATGTAAGTGGTTTTACACTTACTGATATTGAATTTGTTGGCAATAGCGTAACGCCAGGCACTCAAAACACAAATGGTTTGGTGTTGGGTTCTGTAAGCCCGTATTATTATGTTACGGGCGTTGAAGTTGTAAATTGCTACATCCACAACTTCTTAGCAACAGGCGCAGCCGCCATTTTGATGAACACTTGCTTTTGGGTAAATGTTCGTGGCAACAGCACTCTAAATGGTTGTACTTATAGCGTTCATATTCCCGCTGGTGGAAATGTAACAGCCACAACATTTAGTGAAAACACAAAAATGAGGGATTCATACATTGGATTCTTTAATGAATGTACTCTAAGCCAAGTTGACCAAATTACATTTAACAACTGTTCTTTTGAATACAACGCTTTAACTTCAATTTACAGCACATCACCACAAACAAAATATTCAATCATTGATTGTTATTTTGAGTTAGATGCAACAACACCAGGCACAAACGGAATTATTTTTATCACCAGTAGCGACACATCTGCGTATGGGTTTTCTACAGTAAACATCAATGGTTGCCAACTTCATCGAGTAACATCACCGCCCACTCTTGGATTTGACATTAACTTAGGTTATTGCCAAAGATCAAGTGTTCAAAACCTTAATGGCGTAAACAATTTTCTTCAAGCGGCTAACGCTGAAGTTTATTACTTTAACAACCGAGGTAATGGTGCTGGTGATCCACTTGCACAATACAAAACTTTATCTGGAACTGTAAATGCTGTTGAATATGATCCCTCAAGTGGTTACTTGGTTTCATACTCAAGCCTTGGCCAAGTAACTAGCGACACGCACATTTATTCACAGCAAAAAGGTACAGCACCTGTTGCAACGCTTGTTGGTAGCCCTGCAAATGCGTCAATTGCATTGGCGGCAAGATCAACTGACACTGCTGGTCAAGTTACAGTAACGACAACTGGCGCAACAAGTTTGTCGCCTATTTTTAAATTGACTTTCAACAAGGCGTATATTTATCCACCGATTGTTATTGTTACTCCAGCATCAACAGATGGTGGCGCTAAGTTTGTTGACAATAAAATGAGTGTTGCATCTACTACAACTTATTTTCAATTAAATACTGGAACAGCAGTCACAGCTTCAGGGCTAACAATGGGTTTTAATTACATCGTCATTGGCGTTGTGTCGTAAGGGAAAATATGGCTCAAACAGGCTACACCCCAATTCAACTGTATTACAGCAGTACGACCACTAATGTGCCGTTGGCGGCAAATCTTGCCTATGGTGAGTTGGCAATCAACATCACTGATGGCAAACTATTCTACAAAGACAATGCAAACGCCATTCAAGTAATTGGTTGGAAGGTTGTCCCTGCGACTGCGGGTGGTACGGGTCAGACTTCTTATGCTGTTGGTGATTTGCTTTATGCAGATACAACCACTTCATTGGCTAAATTGCCTGATGTAGCAACAGGCAACGCATTGATCTCTGGTGGCGTAAGCACAGCGCCATCATGGGGCAAGATTGGCCTCACAACTCATGTGAGTGGCACTTTGCCTGTGACCAATGGTGGTACAGGAACAGCCACAGCGTTCACTGCGGGTTCGGCAATCTTTGCTGGCGCTTCAGGTGTTTATTCTCAAAATAACGCAAATTATTTTTGGGACAATTCAAACAATCGTTTGGGTCTTGGAACTGCAAGCCCAACAAAGATGTTGAATGTGGTGATTGGTGCTGTTGCAAGCCGCCAAAATCTTGATAGCGTAGATCGCACATCACAAAACCTTTTAACTGTTACCAATCCTCAATACTCAACAGATGCCTCAATGGGCATCATGTTTCGTTCATTTCCTCAATCTGATAGCAGACAAGGTGCGGGAATCTTTGCATCGGGTGGTGGTAGCAACAACATAACAGATTTGAATTTGTTTGTGTCGGGATTGGGTGGTGCTGACACGGCTTATTCTGCTGTTTACATTGAAGGTTCTGCGGGTGATGTGACTGTTCGTAAAGGCAACATCATTCAAGGCACAGCCGCCAAAGGCGTTAACTTTATTGCCAACACCGCTGCATCTGGGATGACAAGCCAGTTGCTAAATTGGTATGAAGAAGGTACTTGGACACCATCACCGACCAATTTGACTGTTGTTGGAACACCTACTTACACGGGCAAGTACACTCGTATTGGCAGACAAGTAACTTGTATTGCTTGTATTGATTCAACTGTAACAACTGCCGCAACTGCGGGGTCAACTAGTTTTGGTGGATTGCCTTTTACCGCTTCTGCAATAGCGGGACTCAATGGTGGAAACGGGGTTACTGTTGATACAAATACAGTTACCAGAGTTGGTTCTGGATATATATATACAGGAAATAATAAGTTTTATGTTTCTGGTTGGACAGCAACAGCAAACATTGTTATGTCTTTTACTTATTTTGTTTAATAGGAAAATGCAATGTCTTTAACAAAAGCAACATATTCGATGATTTCTGGGGCTGTTGCCAATGTCTTAGACTTTGGCGCTGACCCTACTGGAGTTGCTGACAGCACTTCTGCAATTCAAGCTGCAATTAATGTTAATGGTGCTGTGTTTTTGCCAACAGGAACATACAAAACAACTTCTACATTAACTCTTGCAAGCAAAACACAATTGTTTGGTGCAGGGTCTAGTAGTGTTATTAGTTACACTGGATCAAGCGATGCAATCTATTCAACTAGTGGTGGTGCTGGTAATAATTACAAAACAATATCTCAGTTGAAAATTTTAAGTTCAACTGGCGGTACTGCTATTCACATCGTAGATGAATATCACACATACATCAACAATGTGTATATTGATGGAAACTATACTGGTTTTAACATTTCTGGTATTTTGATTGAAGGTACTGGCTCAAACAATTCTGCTTGCATAGGAATTATTGAAACCACAATTCAAAAATGTGAAGGCCATGGTGTCAGGTTTAAATCTGCTAACTATGGCCCTGGTGCAATTTACATTGGCGCTTGCCGTATCCAAGCCAACAATCATTGGGGTATTTATGCCGATGAAGATAAATCTGTAGAAGCAACAATTATTGGCAATGACATTGAAGGCAATGTGTTAGGTGGCGTTTATATTGTTTATCCATTTTGCGTCAACATTATTGGAAACCACTTTGAGGTGGTTACGGCACAACCAGCGTTAAATCTTGGTGGTAGTGGTGCAGTTGGTAGGGTATATAACTCAACTATCACTGGAAACAATTGTTCAACTGCTGGCAATGCTTATTGCGTTTATCTAAATAATTTTCAAAGTAGTAACCTTTCGTCAAATTATTTTACTGGATATACTGCTGCGGCAGTAGCATCAACAGGTAGCACAGCTAATGCGTTTTTGCAAACAAATTCAACAACTTCATTAGATAACTTAACTGTTTCAACTGGTGATTTAAAAATTACCGCTGGCAATTTCATATCTAATGTCAGCGCTTCCGCGCCTTCGTTGTCTAGCAACTCAACGCTGAGTTTTCAACTGGTTAGCAATACAAGTTTAAAAGTCTTAGTGCGTGGCACTGACGGAACAACTAGATCAGCTACCCTTACTTTATCTTAAAGGAACAATCATGGAATTTAAATGGTCTGTTGAAAAAGTAACTGTCACAACTAACAATATTGTGACCCATGTTTATTGGCGAGTTGAAGCTACTCAAAATGATATGGTGGCGGCTTATGCTGGCATTAAAGAATTGGTCTTGGGAGATACTTTTGTTCCTTATGAACAATTAACTGAACAGCAAATGCTTAATTGGTGTTTTGCACCTGAAACACACACTTATACAGACATTGACAATGTTCAACATACTGTTACTAAACTTCTTAAAGATGAAGGCGAAGCACAAGTAGCTGATCAAATTGCACGACAATTAGCTAAAAAAGTCTTAGAACCAGTTTTGCCTTGGTTAGTATAAGGAAACAAAATGACTCAGCCAATTGACATTATCACCAGAGCCATGAAAGACATTGGCGCAATTGCCGCTGGTGAAGTGCCAACGGCTGATGAGGCACAAGATGGTTTGGATATGCTCAACGATATGCTTGCCCAATGGTCAAATGAAAACATGATGGTTTTCTACCGATCAGAAATTATCTTTAAGACAACCCAAAACCAAGTTCAATACACAATTGGCCCAAGCGGTCAAATGGGCGCTACTTTTACAGGCTCAATTGCGGGTACTGTTTTGACTGTTCCCGCTAATGGCGTGACTGCGGGTGGCATCAACATCGGCATGACTTTAAGCGGCACAGGCATAACGCCAGGCACTCGCATCGTGGCGTTTCAAACAGGCGCTGGAGGCGATGTAAATGAGGGCGGCACATACACTATATCTCCAAGCCAAACGGCTTCTAGCACCACGATTACAGCCTACTATGAACGACCTTTGACGATTGAATCGGGCTTTGTTCGTGTTGCTACCATGCAAGGCGGCTCAAACATTGCGGGTGGTTACTTAGACTATCCTCTGACGATTTTTAGCCTTGAAGAATACGAATCCATCGGCATCAAGCAATTGAACGGCCCTTGGGCTAAAGGTATTTACTACCAACCCTCAGAGTTGTTGGGTACAGTTTATGTTTACCCTAATCCTTCTCAAGGTGAGTTGCATTTGTTTACGCAAACAATTTTTAGGGAATTTGGTAATTTAAATGACACCATCCAACTGCCACAGGGCTACAACATGGCTTTGCGGTGGTGCTTGGCTGAAAGACTCTTGCCCATGTTTGGCAAAGTGAATCAGATTCAGATTGGCATGATTAACGCTTATGCAGCGCAAGGCAAGGCAACAATCAAGCGCACCAACATGAAGCCTGTTCAGATTGCACGATACCCTGAGAGCCTCATGGTGGGTCGTGCCAAAGATGCTGGCTTCATCATGGACGGCGGCTTCCGCTGATTTATAAAGATGCTAGAATGGTGGTTTTACAAAGGAATCACCATGAAAGCAGGACGACCACAAAATACACCAGAAGTCTTATGGAGCAAAGTTGATGTTAGAAATCCTGATGAGTGTTGGCCTTGGATGGGAACAGTTGAGAAAAGTGGCTATGGTCGCACTTGGATCAATGACAAAGGCTATTACGCACATCGGGTTATCTTTAACTTGGCAAACCCAGACATGATTCAATTAACAGCGCCCACCAATAAAAAAGCCAAAGGGTTTTTGATGCACCTTTGCGACAATCGTATTTGTTGCAATCCATCTCATTTGCGTGTGGCAAATCTGCGTGAAAACAATCTTGATATGCACGAAAAAGGCAGGGTCAAGCATAAGACTGGCGGTGATCACCATCGTTCTGTTTTTACTAATGAGCAGATTGATGAAATCATGTGTTTGCGTAACAATGGCATGACTATGCGTATGATTGCGGAAAAAATGACAGCCAAGTTAGCAACAATTAAATCCTTGATTAGAAGGAAAACTTATGCCTGATTTTGGCTTTGTTGGCACATCCTACACCGCCCCATCGATCTACCAAGACGATCAGGAGTGCATCAATTTCTTTGCTGAGATTGATCCTACTAAGCAACAGGGTGAGCGTGGGATTGTGGCGCTGTACCCAACGCCTGGCCTTTTATTCCAAACCCAATTAGCCGTTGGTGAAGTGCGTGGCCTCCACACAATGTCAGGTGAACAAATCCTGATTGCCGTGTCTGGTAACAAAGTTTACAAAGTCACCACTGCGATGGTGGCGACTCAGATCGGCACATTGACTACTTCAACGGGTCAAGTCTCCATTTCTGACAACATCACCAATGCTGATGGTTTGATTGCCTACATTGTGGATGGCCCAAATCGTTATACATGGGTTGTGTCCACAAACACTTTCACAACTTTGCCAAGCACCGATGGCCCGTGGCAAGGCGCTAATGTGGTGGATGTGATTGATAACTACAACATTTATAACGAGCCAAACAGCCAAAATTGGGCTTGTACTGATTTAGCCTCACAATACTCAACTCAGGCGCTTTACGGCAGTTCTGATGGCAGTTCTGACCTATTGGTGACGCTGATAGCTGACCGCAGACAAGTTTATTTGTTGGGCGAAGTGACCACCGAAGTTTGGACAGATGTGGGCAATGTGATTGCTGGCATTACGACTTTCCCTTTCCAACGAGTGCCTGGCACTTTTAGCCAAAATGGTATTGGCGCACGATTCTCACTCGCTAGGTTTGCCGACTCTTTTGTTTGTGTTTGCAAGGACACAAGGGGCGACTCCACTATTGAGATGATGCAAGGCTATGCTTGGGTAAAGATTTCCACCCATGCTGTTGAGCAGTCTTTGACAAACGAAATCACAAGTGATGCGTTTGCCTACACTTACCAAATTGAAGGTCATGAAATGTATGTTTGCACCTTTCCCTCAATCGGGGATGGTTTGACATGGGTTTATGATGGATCAACAAAGTCATGGCACAAGTGGCTTTATTGGGATTCTGCCAATGCTATTTATAAGCGCCATCGTTCCAACTGCGGTGCTTACTTCAATAATATGTATATCGTAGGCGACTATGAGAACGGCAAGTTATATAGCATTGAGAACGCTGTTTACACCGATGATGGTGCGACCATTAGGCGTTTGCGTAGAGCAAAGCACCTGACTACTGACTTACAAAGACAGTATTTTGAGGAATTCCAAATCCAATTTCAGCCTGGCGTTGGTTTGAATGTCGGTCAAGGCCAAGACCCTCAAGCCATGCTCAGATGGTCAAACGATGGTGGCTCAACTTGGTCAAACGAACATTGGGTGACTATTGGCAAGATTGGCAATTACCTGAATCGAGCCATTTGGAGGCGTTTGGGATGGGCAAGGGACAGAATCTTTGAAGTGGTGTTGACTGACCCCATCAAGGCGGTCATTGTGTCTGCCAACTTAAAAGCAAGCGCAGGGGATAACTAATGGCTACGGCAATTCCAAATGCCAACATTAACATCCCTTATTCGCCTTTTTTGGATGTCAACACAGGTCGCCCATCTCAGGAATGGTTGTTGTGGTTGATGAACCCCAAAGTTGTTAGTTTTACAACAAATAACACAACCATCACGGGTGGCACAATTAACAATGTGATTATCAACAATTCCACAATTGGTTTGACAACTCCCGCAGCGGGTAAGTTCACCGATTTCACGGCTCTAAACGGGGTTAAGGGAGGCACATTTTGAACTTGTCAGATTTGCATAACCAGTTAGAAGGTCAATTCCAATGTGATTTAGGCGTTGCCCATCATTTTTCTGATGGACTTTATGCCAAAGAAATGCACATTCCAAAAGGCTTTGCCGCTGGCACTCATGCTCATTCATTTAGCCACCTAAGTATGTTGGCAAAAGGGCGTGTCAAAGTGACCACAGATGATTACAATCGTGAATATACAGCCCCCGCTTGCATAGAGATCAAAGCGGGTATTCATCACATGATCGAGGCTCTTGAAGATGCAGTGTGGTTTTGTATCCATGCAACTGAAGAAACAGACCCCGAAAAAGTTGATCGAGTTTTGATCGAAAGGAAATAATATGCCATTAGCATGGGCAATTGGAGGCAGCGCCCTCTTAGGATTCTTGGGGGCTAATAAGCAAGCTAGTGCCGCACAAAGCGCCTCTCAAACTCAATACCAAGCCACTCAAGACGCTGCCAAACAACAGCGTGAGATGTTTGACATTCTTAATGCTCAACAAGCCCCTTATCGTGAGGCTGGCTATGGCGCATTGAATCAAATCAACACGATGTTGCCTCAACTTACGAAGCAGTTTACATCGGCTGATTTAATTGCAAACTTAGACCCAAGTTATAAGTTTATGCTTGAACAAGGTCTTGGTGCTACGGGTCAAGCCATGAATGTTGGCGGTGGTGGCTCTAATGTGGATTTGGCACGACAGAAATTTGCTCAAGAATATGCAAAGTCAGGCGTACAACAAGCCTACACAAACTTCTCAAATCAGCAATCCAACATTTATAACCGATTGGCAAATCTTGCGGGTATTGGTCAGGCATCACAAGCCCAATCCAACACATTGGGTTCTAACACTGCAAACGCATTGAGCCAGTTGGGTATCGGTGGCGCTTCTGCCTTGGGTGCGGGTCAAGTTGGTGCGGCTAATGCTTATGCTGGCGCTTTAGGCGGCCTTGGGAACAACTTAATGTTGTCTCAATTCTTAACTCCTCAAGGTGGTGGTGCGACAACTGGCGCAGTTCCAACAGGTGCGCTTGGTGATTATTTCAAACCTGCGATTGGATAAAAAATGGCAGATTTAAGCATTACCCCTGTAGCTACACAAATTCGGCCTGTGCAAGGTGCATCCCTTGGGGAAATGCTTAATCTTGCTCGTGGCGCACAACAATACCAACAAGCGGCTCAAACTAATCCGCTTGAACTTCAACAAAAGCAACAACAAACTCGCACAGGCGAAATTGCTTTGGGTGTTGAAGAACAAAAAAACAAAGAGCGTTTAAATTTTCAAAATTTAATGTCAAATCCTGAAGAAATTATGACTGAGGGTCGTTTTGACCCTGCCAAATTTACTTCAATGATTCCTAAAATTATGCCTTTGACTGGTGTTCCCGCCATCAATGATTTGACCAATTTGGCTAAATCTCAGACAGAAGCGTTTTCTGCCAAACGGAACATGGATCAAGGCACTCGACAGATCATTGCATCCAAACTTGGATTGCTTGGTCGTGCGGGTGTTAAAGACCCTGATCTTGTTAAAAGTGAATTAAACAATTTGGTTGTTGAAAGCAATAACGATCCTGAAGTTAAAAGATTGGTTACTGAAGCATATTTGCCAATTTTTACAAAGATTCCGCCTGAGGGTTTACCTGACGCATTGATTAAATCAGGTCAAAGTTTGTGGTCAACTAAAGAACAACAATCCACACTTGCACCAACAATTACAACGACAGAGGGCGGCAAAACTGTCATTACTCAACCCTCAATTGGCGCAGCCAAACCGACTGCTACTTTTGGTGTTGCGGGTGGTTTACAAGCGCCAGCACAACCCGCTGGCCCTGTCACTGCGGGTTCAGAAATTGCGCCTGGTATGCGTGTCCCTTATCCTGTTCGCAGAGCAGATCAGCCTTATATGCCAGAGCCTACCGAGGTCAAAGACCAAACTGCGGGTCAAGCATATCGAGACAGCCTTGTCAGCGCACAAACAGGATTGGCACAAAACCGCAGAAATGTGGAAGAAGTTATCCAACAAGCCAACAAAATTGGTGATGAATTATTTTTTGCCAAAGGTGGTGTGTTTGGTCAAGCCGAACAAAAGATTCGCACAATGATTGGCAGTGAACAATATGATATGCTTGCTAAAGACTTGGCTAACATGGCGTTGTCAAACACCAAAGCAATGGGCGGTGTTGGCAATACTGTGGCGGGTCTTGATATGCAAGCTGTGGCAAATGGCACAACCAAAGTGCCGCCAGATGTGTTGGTAAAGATTGCCCGTAGGGTTCAAGCTGACCAAACCAATTTGGATATGCAAGCTAATGGCGCACAGCAGTTTGCTCAAAAGTTTGGCGACAACAACATGAAGGCTTATCAGCAAGCATGGAACGCTAATGCTGACACCAAGATTTTTGAGGCGATGAACATTATTCGTGATGTAACAGACCCTAAAAAACAAAAAGACGAATTAGATCGTTTATTCCCAAATCAAAGTCAGTACAAAGATTTCTTAAAAAAATATAGAAATCTTAAAAGTTTGTCAGAAACTGGGGCTGCTTCAAATAAATTAGGGGACTAATGATGGATGTTCTTGAGCAATTTTTGGGAGGTGGTAAAACCACTTCTCCATCAGCCCCATCATCTGTCATTACTGATCAAATCCTTGACAGATTGAAAATGGTCGAGAGCAGTGGCGATCCCTATGCTTTGAACAAAGAAAGCAAAGCGATGGGCGCTTATCAATTTATGCCAGAGCAAGTGCAGACCATGCACAAACAAGGCATTGAATTCAATCCTTTCAATGAAAAAGAATCAAGGGCTGCGGCTAAGTCTTACCTTGAGAAACTGGTCAAGGAAAAAGGTAGCGTAGAAAAGGCTTTAGCGGCTTATGGTGGCTTTGTTACCAAAGACCCAACGGCCTATGTCAACAAGGTTTTGCAAACGCCTACAACGCCCCAAACAAAAGCACCACAACAAACGGCTCAAGCAACTTCTAGTGATCCATTAGAAGCGTTCTTTTCTGGCAAACAAGTTCAAGCGCCTCAAGCAGCACCTATGCAAGAAAGCGAAGCGGGTGGCGGTCGTGGCTCTTATGCAGGGTTTAATGCTGAACAAAAAGGTATTGCTGAAGGCCAATCAACCCGTGGCCCAAGACAACCAGAAGGAACTGCCGTTGGTCGCATGGCTGGTCGTTTGTTGGGCCAAGTTCAAGAAGGCAAACGGGCTTTAGGTGAAATCATCACCGCCCCGATTGCTGGCGCTGTCACAAGCGTTCTTGGCCCTGCCACAGGCATTGTTGCTACTTTGCGTTCTGGTCAATATGGAACGCCTGAAGGTGTCCGTATTGGTCAAGAGCAAGCGCAAAACTTACAACAACAATTGTCTCCTGAAATCAGAACTCCTCAAGCACAAGCTGTTTTAGGTGGACTTCAAAAAGCATTTGAAGCAACCAAAGTGCCTCCTGTTGCTATGCCTGAATTGGCGGGTTTTGCGCCATTAGCAGGGCCAGCTTCAAAACAAGCAATTGAAACAACAGGAAAAACCACTCAAGCGGTGGTCAAGCCTGTTCGTGAGGCAATGGCTGAATTGCAAATTCAACGACCAGGCGCTACACAAGCTGAAGCCCAAGCACAGTTTCAAGCCATGCAAGCAAAGCCTGGCAGTGCTGGTGCGGCTAAAGTTGAGTTCAATCCTTATGCGGGTCAGATTACTGGCGAAGAAGGCGCAAGGGGTCAATTTCCACAAGTCAAATTGTCAAAGACTGCCGAAAATGTGCCTGTTAATGAACAAGCCACTAGAGCGCAGATTGCCAATGAGATTCTTGGTGATACGGGACAAGTCAGGCCAGGCGTGGTGACGGGTAATGAAAACACTTTGCGTAATGAACACACAAAAGCAAAGATGGCAAACCCAACGCCTGAAGGTGAGTTGTACAAACAACAGATTGCAAATGAGCAAGTGGCGCTGTCTAACTATGCTCAGAAGCGTGTTGAGAACACAGGCGCAAGCCCATCTTTGGTGACACCTTATGAGCGTGGTCAACGAATCAATGACGCATTTGCGGGTGATGAAGGTTTGGCGGGTTTCTTCAAAGTCGAAAAGAAGAAGTTATATGACGATGTGACTTCCAAAGTTGGCGACAACCCAATTCAAACAAGCAATGTTGAGAATCTGTTTGCTGACAAACAATTCAAAGCGGGTCTTGGTTTAAAAGGCAACGAAGGCGTTGCAAGGTCTGCTGAAGAACTGATTAATTTAGCCAAGACAGTTGGCTTTAAAGACGAAATGGGCAATGTTTATGCGCCCAATAGTGTCAATGGATGGGTTGCAGTCCAAAAGGCTTTAAACAGTAATTGGACAAAAGACAACGCTGGCATTATTCGTCAGATCAATCAAGCGATTGAGAGAGACATTGGTGCTGCGGGTGGTCTTGATTTACTTAAGAAAGCTGACAGTTTGCACCAAGCCGAAAAGACTTTGTTTGGCTCTAAAGGCATTAAGCAAATCTTTGGCGACATTGATCCAAATGGCGTTCAGACTGCCACAGCCTTTGATGCTATTCCGCAGAAGCTGAATAGTATGCCTCTTGACCAATGGAAACATATTTACGATACGGCTGAAAAGGTTGCCAAAGGCACGATTGATGGCCCTGTAGATAAAGCAACTGGTTTGCCAAAGTGGTCTGTGCAAGTTCCTGAAGAATTGCGTGTCTCAGCGCAGTCTGCCATGAACGAAATGCGTGGCAACATTGCCCGTGAGATTTACCAAGCGGGTGCTGCCAAGGCGGGTGAATGGAATCAAAACGCAGTCAATAAGATTTTGAACGCCAGAGCCGACAAGATCAAAGTGGCTTTCAGTCCTGAAGAACAAAAGGCTTTCCACACATTGAATGTGGGTGGATATTTGATGCCAGGCGTTCACGGCTATGAGGGCGCTGGTCAGCAAATGCGTAGGGTTGGCTTGATTGAGGGCAACCTTGAAAAGGCGGGTGCGGCAACTGGTGCAAGCATTGGCGGTGCGATTGCGGGTGCGCCTGGTGCGGCTGTCGGTGGTTACTATGGCGGCAAAGTTGGCGCTAAAGCCGCTGGCAAAATGGAAACATCTGCTTTGCAAAAACAAGCCATTAAGTCCCAACAGGAAATGCAAAAAGCCGCACAATTAGGCAAACAATCTGGTCAAAACAAATTAAGCGATTTGGGGAAATAATGTCTGATATTGATTTGGTCAAATATGGCGTTCTGTGGCAAAAGGTTGAATCTATGGAGGCCAAGATCGACAAGATGGAAGCAAACATGGAAACCCTGATTGGATTGGCTAACAAGGGTCGTGGAGGCTTTTGGATGGGCATGGCTTTTGTCTCTGCCATTTCCTCAGTCTTTGGATATATTTCTCACTACTGGTCAAAATGAAATGGTTTTTTGTTGGGTTGCTGACAATGTGTTTGTTGGCGGCATCTCAACAGAAATGTGTGATTGCAGACTTCTATGGCCTAAGTTGGCTTGGCAATCCATCGGAGAGACACCAAAGGCTTTCTGAATGGCTGACCACTAATGGAAACTCTTGCAATACTGACCAACTGCTTTCTATTTGGAACAGTCTTGCTATGTGGGCAGGGGTTGCAGATTCAGCAGAACTTAGAGCCAAAGTGCTGTTTTATTATGCGAGGGCTGCGGAGAGGGAAAAGAAATGATTTCCTTGCACAAATGGTATCCGTTTGTGTGGCCTAAAGAGTACGATGTCAAGACCATTGCGTTTGAAAAACGAGCAGAAAAACTAGACGAAGAATATAGGTTGGAAGTTGCGGCACAAAAAGTTCGTGAATCAGTTGAAGCGTATGCACTTGAGTTGTACGATAAACGGGCAAGGCAAACAACCATTGAATTAGAGATGTTTGCCAATCACAAACGATTTGACAAATTTGTGTAGGAGGTTTTATGAATGACTTGCGAGAACGACTAACATTTTCTGTCACTTTGATGGTGACGGCCACTTTATGTTTAGTCATGCTAGGAATTATCTTTGCCCTGCTCATGGGTTTGTATTCTGCTGATGTGGACAACTCGGAAGTGTTCAAAGAAATAACTCCCGTACTTCAGACGATTACTGGGGGTTTTATCGGCCTCTTAGCGGGTATCAAATTATCACAATCATTTGACAAGTCGGGTGAATAATATGAACTTGAGCGACCTTAATCCATTGGTGGCAATTGGCGGCAAAATCCTTGATCGAGTGTTGCCAGACCCAACAGCGGCTGCGGCTGCCAAATTAGAGTTGGACAAGATGGCTCAAGAAGGTGAGTTGGCAAAGATGGCTAACGAAACCAAGCTGTATGAGACTGAGCAAAACAACCTCACACAGCGTGTTCAGGCTGACATGGCATCTGACTCTTGGTTGTCCAAAAATATTCGCCCTATGACCCTTATATTCATTCTGGTGGCCTATTCTGGCTTTGCAATTGCTTCCATCTTTGAATTTGAAACCCGTGGTGCTTATGTTGAACTGTTGGGCCAGTGGGGAATGTTGGTTATGTCGTTCTATTTTGGCGGCAGAACAATGGAAAAAATTGCTGATAAGGTGAAAAAATGAACTTGAGCGAACACTTTACCCTTGAAGAACTGACCCACACAGATCACAGAGAATTTGACAACACACCAAATGATTCGGAACTTGAAAACATTAAACGACTGGCAAACTTTCTTGAAGAAGTCAAAACAGTATTGGGCGGCAAGCCCATCATGGTCAACTCAGCTTTCAGGTCTAAACAAGTCAATGACGCTGTGGGGTCTAAAGACAGTTCTCAGCATCGGATCGGCTGTGCTGCTGACATTCGTGTTCCCTCTATGACCCCCGATGAAGTGGTCAGAGCCATTATTGCTTCAGGCATTGGCTACGACCAGATCATCAGGGAGTTTGATCGTTGGACACACATTAGCGTTCCAAACATTTCAGGCGGTGAACCCCGCAAACAAGCCTTGATCATTGACAAACAAGGCACTAGGGTTTTTACTTAATTTGATATTGGCGTAAGTATTGGCCTGTTGTTCTCATAATCCAACAAGACTGACAAATCCACTTATGCCCCATATCAACCCCGCCCTCTGGTGGTTTGGTTACATCACATTTATTACAAGTTCGTAATCTGTGAACTGGCTGACTGCCGTTCAAACCGATTGGATACATTGCCACTCTCTTTCGTTTCGGCCTGAGTTGGATTTGACTGTGTTGCCTGTCAATTCAATCAGACCAATTATTTTCATTTCGTTAAGCCGCCTAGCAACCTGATTTCCATCAAGGTTTGTGAGGGCTGAGATGCCGTCTTTTCCTAGTGCGCCATAAGTTTGCAAGCACTCCAAAATGATTTGGTGGTGGTGATTGGCGGCTTCTTTGATGGATTCTGCTGCCTCAAATGAGGTCAATGGATCGGAAGCCCTGACTCTTGGGAATTCGGGAAAGATTCTGTCAAACATTGCTTTGTAGTCCATGATATTTCCTAAAAGATGGGGGTACTCGCTGCACTGTGTTCATTCGCAAGCTAAGATTAAACTTTGCCACAGCATCCGCTTTCCCCCCGTTATTCAAAAGGGTGCGTCATCATCCACAGGAAAGCCCCTGTTATCTTCTTTGGGCTTTGGGGTGTTCAGGTATGCCCAACCATTCCATCCGCCCTCTGGCAGTGGGATGCTGTCCAACTTTAGCATCGGGCCGTTCTTAGTCTCAATAACTGAGCCGATGTTCTGATAGCGGGATTTTTCCACACCATCTTTGTTTTTGTATTTACCTGAAACAATAGTTATTTCGTACAGCTTAGACATGGTTAACTTTCATTAGTTTATTAATTTTGTCATCCAATTCGGCAATAAATTGGACAATCTCCGATTCAATCAATCTGATAAACACTTCATCCCGTGGGACTCTTGTTACAAACAACTGAAACATCTCAGGTAAGCGATTGTCAAAGCTGACGAAATCGCACCATTTACGGCCTGTGCAAGCCATCTGAAACTGCATCTGGGTGTTGTATTTGCTTGGCACTACTTTGGAAATCAAAGTCTCAATGTGCGTGGCAGTGTTGGGGCATTTAATCTCTAACAGACCATCATCACCCACCAAGCCATCAGGAGAAGCGCCAGCCATCTCAATTGTGGGATGGGGTACAAAACCCACTTCATCAACCAAAACATCGTGTAAAGCCTCATAAGCGGCTCTGGCAAGGGGTTCTGTGTCTGTGCCGTGTTGCATGGCAGCGTTGGTAAAACTTTCACTTTTTAGACCTGTCAGGCGTTCACAAATCAACTGCGCCATGTAGTTGTCACGGCTGGCGCTGTAACCCGTCTTTGTCTTGGCAATCACATCTGCCACACGGGATGCGGTGACTTTGCCAATCCGAATGGTGAACCATTCTTCTGAGCCTTGATCCATCATTTCTATCATTTCTTCATACTCCTTACAAAAGCGGAAAAACTAGCGGCTGTGTCGCCAAAAGGCATCTTGTCAAACTCTTTGGCTACTTCTTCTAAGACCTGATTGCGTTGTGATACAGACACAAACAAATCGTAAAGGTAAGGCTGACCCTCTATTTCTTGGCCTAACCTATAAACTTCATGCAAAGCGTTTTCACGCTTAATGCGGTCAAATTCATCATCTTCATCTGTTTGAATCATGTGTTCTTCTCCTTGAGTTTGGCTTCGCGCCATTTGCCAATGAACCCAAGATTCTTTCCACACTGCCTACAGATAGCATCACAAGCCATAGTTTCATTAACGCCACCATCATGCTTGCATCTTGATTGCTTCCATGCTTGTTTGCCATAAACAAAAACAAAAACCAACAAAAAAACAGCAAGTGCAATCAACCCAAACACATCTCCAAAAGTAATTACAAATACAGGAGTCATGTGTTCTTCTCCTTAATCATAGTTTTGCCTTTGCTTGGTCTTTGGCAGCAATGACTTTGATCTGCCAGGCTTTGTCGCCATCACAAGCCGCATACGCTACTTTGTAAGCAACTTTCAGTTCGTCTTGGGTGGTGGCTTGCTCAATGGCTCTGAACAAGTCAATCATGCTGTCAGCGTCAATCGTTGATTCAGGCTCTATGAAAGAGGGCAAATCATCTCCGTTATAGATGTACAAACCGAGGCCATGCAAGCTGAGTGCTTTGGTCATGCAACGCATGATGGCGGTGTTCACTTGGAAAGCATCAGGGCTAACGATGGCTTTATTGCGGTGATCCATCACGGGCAATTGGCAAGTCATTGGCTTGTCAAACATGGTGACTGTGACCCACACCATTGCTGTGCCGTTAATGTCCATGAAACACTTGTCACCAAACATCTCAACTTTGAACGAGGCTTTGGGGTCTGCCTTGAGTGCTTCAGCCCATGCCCAAGCCCAAGACAGATAAGTCAGGTTGGCTTTTTTTTCTGTGTGTTCGTTGACATTCAAAGTCAATAAATTAGCGATGCTCATGATTCTTCCTTTAAATAGGCCGTCAGGCGTTTGATTCGGTCGGAGTGATAGTCAGCCATGCGTTTTGCGTATTCTTGGGCGCTAAGAGCCTCTAACAGCTTGCGTTGGGCGTTCTCTAGTTCTTTGGCAGCCAACTCTTTTGGTGATGGAACACGGAAATAATCTTTGATCTGTTCAATCATGCTTCCCTCGCTTTCAACATTTCGTTTGCTAGTTTGTATGCTTCTCTTGCTAACGCATCTTCTGGCATACCGCGCCAATTTGCGTTTTCAACCAATCCTTGCATAGCCTTAGCTGCAAAGTAGTCACGCAAGGTCATGCCTGGATTAAACCCTGATGGACTTATTCCATTAGCGTATTGGTTTGTTGGAAATGCTGGTTGATTCATGATTAACCCCTCCAAGCAAGCATCACGCCCCAACCGCCAAAAATGACGATGGCCAATGTCCATTCAACAATGGTTTGAATAATCTTAGATTTCATTTTGTTCTTTCAGCATACGAGCGTGGTGAATCTTGACTTCAGACATGATGTGGTCTGATTCGGATTTGGGCAGATCGTATGTAATGTCATCACCATGTTGGTCATAGACAAATACATCGTAGATTTCTGCACAGTCTGGCTCGTGGGGATAATTGTTTTCGGGTGGGTAGTAGTCATACCCAACTGTGACTTTCTCAAGCGTGTCGCCATCGTCATAGCTGACGAATTCTTCAAAGTGATATCGGAGTTTGTAATCAATCATGGCCACTCCTTATCTGAAGTTGTACTGTTTAGCAATTTGCAATGCTTCTTGTTCAGTACGACCAAAATACAAATGGCCACTTTTACCCTCAACCGCCCAATCATTAATGCCAACTTCAATTTGTTGGTCAAGAGTCATGTCATTGAAACTTGGGTTGTGAATTTCGTACGCTGCAAATTGACTTACATATTTCATTTTGATTTCTCCTAAATAGACCCCGAGAAGTTCAGGGCATGGGTTGAATTATAAGCAGTCTTATGGGTAAATCAACAATTATTTTGTAGGGACAAACCCTAATGTTGCTTTTTTGCAAATGTTATATAATTTAACTTATGGACAAAAATAAGTTTATTGCATTGGCTGGCTCACAGAGTGAGCTTGCCAAGCTGTTAGGCATAAAGCAACCCGCTGTTGCCCAATGGAAAGCTGTGCCTATTGCAAGAATTTGGCAATTAAAACTTTTAAAGCCTGAATGGTTTGACAAATAGGAAAAGTATGTATAATCCAAATCGTCTGAGTGGCATCAGGCGAACGAAACCAATTGCGAACCCCATAGATTTCTGTGCGGTCTTGCCTGACAACAGGCGAACTTTTGATTGGTTTCAATCGTTTGTTGTTGCTCTCGCCAAGAGCCAAGACCGCAGAGTGATTTATGGGGTTTTTGCGTTTGGCAGTCCGTACTCCACACGACAGCAGCGCATTTGCATGGATGGCTTGGAAGAAAACACCGACAACAGGACACACCCCCTGATTTGCCGACCAGCGTTGGTTAAGCGACTGGTAAAGGATTGGGTACAAAGGTGGAACAAGGCCCAGTCTATAAGTGAATTAACTCGTCAAGCGCACTTGGTCGCTTTTGTTTTTAGTTAGCTAAATTAAGATGAATTATGGAAAACAGAGTGATGGAGAAAGGTGGTATATCCACCCTTGGAGAACCTATGCCTGAATTATTTGAATCAGGGTTTGAGAGATTCTGGAAAGCATGGCCCGCATCAACAAGAAAAGGTGCGAAGTCCGAATGTAAAAAGAAATGGGAGAAGCATTACTGCGAAACCCAAACCGACCAGATCATCAAACACATTGAATGGTTAAAGACCACAGAGCAATGGCTTAAAGGCAATGGTGCTTTTATTCCCGCCCCTTTGGTCTATCTCAACCAACAACGATGGGATGGTGCTGAAGTGCCTGAAATGAAGCCCAAACCCACAATAGACCCCGCCTTGGCAAAGATTCAAGCTGACAACAAACGAGCAGTTCCTATCCCTGAACACATAAGGCAAAAAATGGCATCCTTGAAAGGTCAAATATGAACAAGATTGAATTTGGTGATTGCAGAGAAACAATGCGTAAATGGGCTAAACAAGGAATAAAAGCACAAACTTGTGTAACTAGCCCTCCTTACTACGGTTTGCGTGACTACGGACACGAAGGGCAAATTGGCCTTGAAGAAACCCCCGAGGACTACATCAAAGCAATGGTGGAGGTGTTCCGCTGCGTTTGGGATGTGTTGGAGGATGACGGTACGCTTTGGCTAAACATTGGAGACAGCTATTGCGGAACAGGAAGCAAAGGCGAATGGGTTGACCCCAAAAACCCTAAAGGAAGAAATGGGCAGGCAGTAAGCAAAACACAAAAAATTGCAGGGTACAAATCTAAAGACCTCATCGGCATACCTTGGATGCTTGCATTTGCTCTTAGAGCAGATGGTTGGTACTTGAGACAAGACATTATTTGGCACAAACCAAACCCTATGCCAGAGAGTGTTCAAGATCGTTGCACAAAAGCACACGAATACATTTTTTTGTTAAGCAAGTCACAGAAATATTATTACGATAACGAGTCAATAAAAGAAAAATCTATTCATGCTGGAGAACAAAGAAGTTTTAATTCTCCTAAAAAGGCAATGCGAAATGTAGATGGAAAAGTATCAACTGGAAATGAGCATCCTGATGCATTGCCAGTAGAAGTATCTGAGCTGAAAAATAAAAGAAGTGTTTGGACAGTAAATCCAAAACCTTATGCTGGCGCACACTTTGCCGTTTTCCCTGAAGAATTGATTGAGCCTTGCATCCTTGCTGGCGCACCAGTTGGTGGGATTGTTTTAGACCCATTCATGGGTTCTGGAACGACTGCACAAGTTGCTCAAGACATTGGTAGAAAGTATCTTGGATGTGAGTTAAATCCTGAGTATGAAAAATTACAGAAAAATCGTACCGCACAAACATCTTTGGATTTGGTATGACACACCATGAAGCAACAGCAATCCTTAATCGAGTCCGCGAGGGACAACAATTTAGCGAGTTTGTCATCACAAGAGCGCTTGAACTTACAGGAGACTATGAGACACACAGAGGCAACAGAGTGGATCAAACGCTACCGCAAGAAAGCCTTGGAGGAGGGCAGGGGAGAAGCCCAATATTGGTGGCAACAAACTTTAGCGGACATTGCCAAGAGACGAGGCCAAGCGGCTGCTGATGATTTACGCAAACGAATGAATGAACAAAATGAGATATGCAGCAAGAGTGGACGCTAACCAAGAACAAATTGTTTCAGCATTAAGAGCCGCTGGCGCTTATGTCTGGATTATTGGCCTACCAGTTGACCTTTTAGTTGGGTTTCGTGGCCACACATTCTTGGTGGAAATTAAAAGTACCTCTAAAAAGCGTTTAACGGGCTTACAAGCCGACTTTTTTGAGAATTGGTCTGGAAGTACCTTGGCAAGAATTGATAGCCCTGAAGCGGCTTTACGCATGATTGGATTGATTAAATGATTATTTCATTGCACAACCCTCAACAAGCCCACACAGTTCTGAAAGACCTATGGCCAAAGATCAAAGAAACTTTACAGGCGGGGAAACAACTGCGTTTAGAGATCAAAAATGCCACAAGAAGCAACGACCAAAATGCCCACTTTCATGCGCTTTTCAACAAAATTTCGTCAGAAATGGCAAAAGTCGGCTCTAAATGGGACGCTGATGATTGGAAAAGGCTCTTAATTGATCAATGGGCGCATGAGACAGGGCGCAAGGTGGGCAAGGTCGCACCGAGCCTAGACGGGGAACGAGTTGTTCAATTAGGGCTACAAAGTCACAAATTCACCAAAGAAGAAGGCTCAGAGTTCATTGAATGGCTCTTGGCATGGATGGCAGAAAAAGGAATAGAAGCATGATGTGTCCCCGCTGTGGGTCTGAAACCCTCAAAGTTATAGATACCCGTTCAAATCCCGAATTCGTCAGCCGCAAACGCCAATGTGAGAACAACCACAAGTTTTACACCAAAGAATATGCAATATCCGAAACACAAATATGTGAGAAGCCAGAAACTCCTAAAGCTAGTGGCGGCTCTATCCTGTCAAAGCTGTGGCATGGACAATGGCGTTCAGGCGGCTCACAGTAATTGGGGTGGAGGTAAGGGGCGTGGCATCAAGGCTGATGACAATTTGGTCGCTGCCCTATGTTTGGCTTGCCACTATGAAATCGATCAGGGCAAAGACCTAACTAAGGAAGAACGCCAAAGAAAATGGGCAGAGGCTCACATTGGCACAGTTTTGTTGCTTTGCAAACAAGGAAGATGGCCTGTTGAAGTTCCATTGCCTTTTGTGGCAGAATTTGAATAGGCTATGCAGTTGCCTTTTTGGGGGTTGATTCCCCCGCTTTTTTTGGTATAGTGCAAATATGGAAAAAAATGCCGAAGTTGCCGAGTTCGTAGCTACTCTGTTTCACAGTGGCACGATTACCCATTTTCAGCATTTGCAGACACGGGAATTTTCAACACATAAGGCGTTGGGCAAGTTCTATCCCAAGATTGTTGAATTAGCCGACTCATTAGCTGAAAGCTATCAAGGTCGCTACAACACCCGCATGAAGAAGTTTCCTGATGAGTTGCACCAGCCACAGGAAACCCCGACTGAGTACCTGACACAACTCAAAGCGTTTGTTCAGGAAGCCCGTCAAGAAATCCCCCAAGATACAGAACTGCAAAACATCGTTGATGAAATTGCCGATCTGATCAATTCAACCTTGTATTTACTTACCCTTAAATAAGGAATCACCATGAAAAAATTGACCAAAGACATGATGGGCTATGGCAACAGCGCAAAGATGGCTGGCAACCCCGTTCCTGACATGAAGTCAAACGGCAGCGTCAAAAACAACATCCCCAATGCCATGACAAACAAGGGCAAAGAGGAAAAGTTTGAGGGCGGCAAGCGTGAAGGCTCTTGCTATACTCACGACCGCAAGTCTTATCAGTAAAGCGAAACGCCCCGCAGACGGAGAATCTGGGGGCGCTTCTAACCAAGCAATAAAAGAGGTATTGAATGGCTGAATCACATTCTAATTGTGGAAACTGCCGATTCTTCAAGAATCAGCAAATCATGGGCATCTGTCGCCAAAGCCCCCAACAGCAGAACAAGCACCAAAGCGATTGGTGCGGTCAGCACGAACCCATGCAAGTTGAGGTCGTGAAACTTCCCGTGTATGACATCATGACTGATGAGATGAAAGAGGTCTCAGTTCCTGTCAAAAAGAAGCCTGGGAGACCCAAGAAATGCTAATCCCATTGCGTGATCGTGTTGTGGTAAAACCACAGGTGCGAAATCTCTCCGACATTATTTTTGTAAACAACAAAGAACCCTTTAACGAAGGAACTATTGTCGCCATCGGCCCAAAGGTTTACGATGTCAAGGTGGGAGACTTCATTAAGTATGGGAACGGGGATTACCTTAATTGGCCCACCCAAAAGATTGATGGTCAGGATTACCAAATCATTCAAGAAGCCGACATTTGTGCGGTTGTGGAGGAATAAATGGCTACTTCAAAAGGGCTTTATGCCAACATCCATGCCAAACAAGAGCGCATCAAGGCTGAAAAAGCCGCAGGAAAGCCTGTAGAGCGCATGAGAGCAGTAGGCGCAAAGGGCGCACCCACAGCCGAGGCTTTCAAACAATCTGCCAAGACTGCAAAGAAGAAATAATCATGGCAAAGCACGACAAGCCAATCCCCCATAAGACCACAGGCAAGGGGAAAACATACAACCCGACTGAAAAAGGTGCGGGAATGACCGCTAAAGGTCGTGCTGAATACAATGCCAAGAACGGCAGTAATTTAAAACCACCCGCCCCAAATCCTAAGACAAAAGCCGATGCTGGCAGAAAAGCATCATTTTGCGCTAGGATGGAGGGGGTAGTAAAAAACGCCAAAGGCCCTGCTGAACGAGCCAAGGCATCCCTCAAAAACTGGAACTGTTAAAGGAACATTATGTCTAATTCAATCGCCACTGGTGTAGCTTACCAAGACCCCGAATTCTCAACTGTTTACGCAACCCAAGAAATTGGTTACTCAACAGCAGCCCAAGGCTCTGTGACCCAATTAACCGACAAGTCCACAGCCGTGACTTTGAACAAGTCTGCTGGTCGCATCACAATGAACAATGCTTCATTGACAACAGCCACCAACGCCACATTCACCCTGAACAACAACCTGATCAGCGCAAATGACTGCGTGATTTTGACTATTTCAGGCGGTCAGACAACACCAGGCTCATACAATGTGTTCGGTAATTCTTTGAGCGCTGGCTCTGTCAGCATCACCTTGCGTAACATCTCAGGCGGCACATTGTCTGAAGCCGTGATCATCAACTACGCCATCATTCATGGTCAGTGATGAACTTTGAAGTAGTGAGCAAGCGTTTGGAAGAACTCCAAGCGCAAGCAAAACAACAAGAGGCGGTCTTGATGCAGCTCTCTGGGGCTATTCAAGACTGCCATTATTGGTTGAGTGAGTTAAGCAAGGAGAAGGCAAATGCCGCTGATAGCATCAATGACCCCCAAGGCGCTTAAAGCCAATATCAAAAAAGAGATAGAAGCTGGCAAGCCCATTAAACAGGCTGTCGCCATCGGTTACGCAGTAAAGCGTGAAGCCGAGAAAAAGGCACATAAAAAACCAACGCCTAAGACTAAAAAGTAATTTAGGCGCAAATACTTAGGAATCGAATCGAATGGCTGAAAGAGGCGGTCAAACAGGCAACCAGAACGCTGCTAAAAGCAGACTGTTCTATGACAAGTTGCGCCTTGTTTTAGTGCAAGAGCCGCATCGCCTCAGAAGCATTGCCGAACAACTGGTGAGCCAAGCCGAAGCGGGAGAGCCTTGGGCGATCAAAGAGATCATTGACCGAGTGGATGGCAAAGCAGTTCAGGCTACAACAATTGAGAACGCAGATGGAACACCCCTCTTGGGTGGGATTCAAGTCACATTCATTAAGCCCGAATGAGCGATGTAACCGATGCCATTGCCAAGGCAGAGTTTCCCGTTAAGTTGGAAGGTCTGTTTAAAAAGAGCCGTTACAAGGTTCTTTATGGCGGTCGAGGCGGGGCTAAAAGTTGGGGAATTGCCAGAGCGTTATTGATCAAAGGCGCTAAAGACCCAATCCGCATATTGTGCGCCCGTGAGTTTCAGACATCCATCAAGGATTCGGTTCACAAGTTATTGTGCGACCAGATTGAGAGCCTGGGGCTTCTATCATTCTACGAAATCACCCAAACAAGCATCAGGGGCAGGAACGGCACAGAGTTTAGCTTTGTTGGCCTGAAAAACAATGTCTCAAACATCAAATCCTATGAGGGCGTTGACATCTGTTGGGTTGAAGAAGCCCAAACCACTAGCCGCCTGAGTTGGAACATTCTGATCCCAACCATCCGAAAGGAAGGCTCAGAGATATGGATCAGCTTCAACCCCGAACTAGAAACAGACGAGACTTATCAAAGGTTTGTGGCAAACCCACCCGCAGACAGCATCACCATGAAGGTGAATTGGTACGACAACCCTTGGTTTCCCGACACCCTCAAACTTGAGAAAGATGCCCTCAAACAAAGGGATGAGGAAGCCTATAACCAAGTCTGGGAAGGTTTATGCCGCCAAACTGTGGATGGGGCGATCTTTGCCAAAGAGATGCAACAGGCCGAGAAGGATGGGCGCATCTGCCGTGTTCCTTATGACGCTACAAAGCCAGTTCACGCAGTCTTTGACTTGGGATGGTCAGACAGCACAGCCATTTGGTTCTTGCAGTTTGTGGGCATGGAAACCCGCCTTATTCGGTACATTGAGGACAGCCAAAAGACCATCAGTTATTACTTGGCGACCATGCAGACTTATGGCTATGTGTACGACACCATCTGGCTTCCCCATGACGCAGAGAATAAGACCTTGGCAGCAGCGGGTCGGTCAATTGATGACATCGTGAGAGCCGCAGGGTACAAGACTCAGATCATGCCAAGAGTGCCAATCCTAGACTCAATTAATGCGGCAAGGACAATCTTCCCGAATTGCTACTTTGACAGGGAACACACGGCAGATGGCTTAGCTTGTCTCAGGCATTATCGATATGAGGTTGACCCCGATACAGGGCAGTTCAGCCGCAATCCGCTACATGATCACTACTCACACGGGGCTGATGCTTTCCGATATATTGCACTTATGATTAAAGAGCCGCCTAAACGCAAAAAGTCAGCGCAGATTGCAATGGCAAGCGGATGGATGGGTTGACATGGAACGAATTGACATTACCCCAGAAGTTTTACATTCTGAATTTGAGTATTCAGATGGTCATTTGTTGTGGAAAAGGTCAAAAGGTCGTGTCAAAAAGGGATGCCAGGCGGGTCGCATAGTTAAAGATGGCTATGTCCAAACTTGCGTAAACAGGGTGAGATTGCTAAATCATCAAATTATTTTTATGATGTTTCATGGCTATATTCCAAAGGAAATTGACCATATAAACCGCAATGTAAGCGACAATAGAATAGAAAATCTGCAAGCAACAACCCGATCTGCCAATTTACGCAATCGGAAAACATGGACACGGGGTAAATAGCATGGCTTACCAAGACGAAACAGGGAATAAAGACAAGATCAACGAGGCGATCAAGTTCTGGCGCTTGGTCAACGATGCCGACTCCACTAATCGAGCAGAAGCCTTAAACGACATCAAGTTTGCCGCTGGCGACCAATGGCCTGTTGAGATTCAAAACAGCCGAAACCTTGAATCCCGACCATGCCTGACCATCAACAAGATTGATGCGTACATCCGTCAGGTCACAAACCAACAGCGTCAACAGCGCCCCCGCATTAAAGTTCACCCTGTGAACAACTTGGCAGACTACAAGATTGCTCAAGTTATTGAAGGCATTACCCGCCACATTGAGGTGAACTCCAACGCTGATACAGCCTATGACACAGCGTTTGATTACGCAGTTCGCATGGGATGGGGTTATTGGCGTGTCAATTATCGCTATGTGCGTGAGGATTCCTTTGATCAGGAAATCTTCATTGACACCATCGATAACCCGTTTACAGTCTATTTCGACCCTAACTCAATCCTCCCTGATGGCTCAGACGCAGAGCGTTGCCTGATTACCACAGTGATGGACAAGAAGGTGTTTAAGGAATATTACCCTGATGCTGATGATGGGGCAAACTTTCAGCAGCGTTCCACAGGCGATGACACAGCCGCTTGGATCACCAAAGAGGACATTCGGGTTGCTGAATTCTTCTATATTGAGCGTGAACGAGCCAAACTGTACTTGTTGAGCGATGGCACTTCAGGCTTTGCCGATTCTGATAGCTTCTTTGCCCGTGTAGAGGCTGCGGGACTAACAGTCATTGATGAGCGAGACAGCTTCCGCAAAGCCGTGAAGTGGATGAAATGCACCGCCTTGGAAGTCTTAGAAGAAAAGACGATGGCGGGTAAATACATTCCTGTTGTGCCTTGTTATGGCGCACAAGTCATTGTGGATGACAAGCGCAAAAAGTACGGATTGGTCAGATTTGCCAAAGACCCACAGCGGATGTACAACTTCTGGCGCACATCGATGACCGAGAGCGTTGCCCTTGCACCGAAAGCCAAGTGGCTGCTTGCTGAAGGCCAAGACGAGGGGCATGAAAACGAATGGGCAATGGCTAACATTAAGTCAACGCCTGTCCTGAGATACAAGCAGAAAGACATTGAAGGTCAACCAGCGCCTCAACCGACACGACTTCAGCCTGAACCGCCTCCACAGGGCATCATGGAGGCCGCTGGCGCTATTTCCGCAGACTTACAGATGGTTTTGGGCATCCTAGACCCCAATCAGTTGCCAAGCGGTAACATCTCAGGCAAGGCATTGATGGGTCAGCAGAACCAAGTTGATCTGTCAAACTTCCACTTTTACGACAACATGACCCGTTCAATTCGTCACACGGGCAAAATCATCTTGGATTTGATCCCCAAAATCTACGACACACAGCGTGTCATGCGGATTATTGGATCGGATGGTCAACCTGATATGACTGTGATCAATGAAAAAGACGCAGTGGGTGAAGTGCTGAACGATGTGACTGTGGGTGAATATGATGTGGTGATGGACACAGGCCCAGGCTTCCAAAGCCGCAGACAACAAGCCGTTGAAAGCATGATGCCCTTGCTCACAGGCAACGCAGAACTGTTCAACATTGCGGGTGATTTGGTGTTCCGAAACATGGATTTCCCAGGCGCTGATGTGATTGCAGACCGCCTTGCCGCCATGAACCCGATGGCGCAGATTGATGAGAAATCAGACATTCCGCCACAGGCTCAGATGGAATTGGCTCAGTCTAAACAGATGATTCAACAGCTTCAACAACAGTTGCAAGCCGCTGGTCTTGAGATCAACAACCGATCACAAGTGGCTCAGATCAAAGAGGAAGGCGCTACAAGACGCAAACTTATGGAAGTCACTGCCAAGGCGCACAACACCGAGACAATGGCTGAAGTTAAGGTCAATGATCAGAATACACGGGCGATCACATCTCAGAATAAGACTGAGATTGAGGCGATTACAGACCTTTTGTTGCACCGCATGGACACGGCAAGATTGGTTCAAGAAATTGACAAACGAAACCTTGAACAACAGCAATATGCCATGACTGCGGCAGAAGATATTGGACAAGGCGCTAGTCCATTTACACAGCCTATGCAACAGTAATTGACAGATAACAAATTAGGGTAAATAATTACTCAAACCTTACCTGTGAGGCTCACAGGGAAAATTCTTAGGGAAACCTATGTCAGAAGTTCAGGAAGCACCACAAGTGCAACCAAAGGTAGCCGCTAATGTGGTTACAAGTGAAAATTTAGCTGAATTTAACGCTAAGAGAATGGGTTTAGCTGATTCAACGCCTAGCGAGGCTGCACCGAGTGCAGAGCCGCCAGAGGTCGATAATGGGCAGAGTGAACCAGTTGAAGCGTCAGAGGAAGCGACAGCAACAGAGGATCGAAAACGAAATCCTAAGTTGGAAATTCGGTTTGAGAAGATAACCAAGCAGCGTGAAGAAGCGAGAGAAGAAGCTCGCAGAGAGCGTGAGCAGAGGGAATCTTTGGAAGCCAAGGTCAGGGAACTCGAAGGCAGAAATCAGCCCCAAAAGGTTGAAGTTGCTGAAGAACCCCGACCAGAGCAGTTCAGCGATATGTTTGAATATGCGAAAGCATTGACAGACTATAAAGTTGAAGAACGCATGATTCAGGAAAAACAGAAGGTAGAACAGGCAAAGGTCGAAGCGCAACGCCAAGAAGTGTTAAACACTTGGGCCAAGCGGGTCGAATCTGCGAAAGCAGAGATGCCAGATTTTGAGGACATGGTTGGATCAGCCGATGTTGTTGTGAGCAACGAAGTGCGTGACGCAATCTTTGAATCTGAAGCTGGCCCTAGAATCCTGTACCACCTTGCTGAGAACCCTGAGATTGCTGAAAAACTGCAAGGCATGACAGTCACATCGGCATTGAGAACTATTGGGAAATTGGAGGCTCAGTTTGAAAAGGCAGAGCCTCAGACAAAGACTGTTGTTGGGAAAAGTAAAGCGCCAGCACCGATTAATCCGATAAGGTCTGCGGCTAATGGGCGTGATGTGAATCTAACTTCCGATGGGAAGTTTCATGGTTCGTATCAGGCTTGGAAAGCGGCTAGACTTTCAGGGCGAATCCGCTGACATAAACCCATTCTTTTAAGGAAATATTATGAGCAATAATCTGCTTACTATCTCCATGATCACCAACGAAGCGTTGATGGTCTTGGAAAATGAATTGACTTTCTCAAGTGAAGTTGACCGCAACTATGATGATCAGTTCGCTGTCAGCGGTGCGAAAATTGGTAACACACTCAATGTTCGTAGACCAGGCCGTTTCATCGGCACTACTGGCCCTGCACTGAATGTTGAGGACTTTAACGAGACTTCTGTTCCCGTTACCTTGTCAACTCAGTTCCATGTGGACACACAATTCACCACATCCGATTTAACATTATCTTTGGATATGTTCTCTGATCGTGTTTTGAAGCCCGCTGTTGCTGCTGTCGCCAACAAAATTGACTTTGATGGTTTGACAATGGCTAAGAACGCAACTGCCAACATCGTTGGTACTGCTGGTACACCTCCTACATCCTTGCTCACCTACTTGACCGCTGGTGCTTACTTGGATGCTGAAGGCGCACCCCGTGATGGTCGTCGTTCATGTATCGTTGAGCCTTTCACTGGCGCAACCATTGTGGACAGCTTGAAGGGTTTGTTTGTTCCATCCGATGTGATTGGCAAGCAATACCAAAAAGGCATGATGGGCCGTGACTCTGCTGGCATGAACTGGAAAATGGATCAGAACATTGTGAACCAAACATTTGGTTCATACTCAACTGCTACATTGTCTTGCGCTACCACAACCGCCACTGGCTTCTTGACAACTGGTTGGGCACAAACATCGACTATTGCATTGACTGCTGCAACCGCAACCGCTGGTTTGAAGCAAGGCGATGTGATTCAGATCGCTGGCATTTACGCTGTTAACCCACAGAATCGTTCTGCTTACGGCTCTGGCAAACTGCGTAACTTCGTTGTGACTGCTGATGTGACTGTTGCCACTTCTGGCACTACTGCTGTGACTGTCAGCCCCGCTGTCATCACTGGTGGTCAGTTCCAAAATGTGAGCGTCACTTCAACAAGCGCATCTGCTGTTGTGACTCCTTTCAACAACACTGGCACTGTGTCTCCCCAAAACATCGTTATGCACAAAAATGCATTTACGCTTGCTACGGCTGACCTGGAATTGCCAGACGGAGTGGTCTTTGCTGGTCGTGCAAGCGACAAAGAGTTGGGCCTTTCTCTCCGTGTGATTAGGCAATATACAATCAACAATGACAGTATTCCAACTCGTGTGGATGTCTTGTATGGTTGGGCCCCTCTGTACCCCGAACTCGCTTGCCGAGTTGCGGCTTAATTAACTAAGGAAGGAAACGCATCATGGCTAATCCAGGCGCAGCAAGTACCACCACCAATCACCCGATTCAGTTGTCTAGCAACCAAGCTATTCGCTTGATCGGCTCTGCCCAGTCAGTCAACCTTAACGCTGTAGGCGACACCCTTGCACCAATCTTGGTGTCTGGTCGTGTTAGCGTGGCTTATGTTTTGGTTACTAACGCAAGCGTCAGCTTGACTACCGCACAAGTGGCTGTTTACACAGCACCTAGCGCTGGTGGTACAGCCGTGTTGTCAGCAACAGCCTTAACTGGTGCTACAACTGCCGCTAAAGTGGTAAACACAGCCGCATCTTCAACAGATGCAATCACAGGCGCAAATCTGTATGTTCGTAACACCACTGCACAGGGCGCAGCCGCCACAGCAGATGTGTTCATTTACGGCTATGACCTGACATTCTTGCCATAAAAATGGCTTGAAATAATTGAAAAGGCTACCCTCAAAAGGGGTGGCTTTTTCTTTTTTAGAACATATAATTTAATGAACTGAAAGGCATTGGTATGTCAAATTATTCACAGATTTCCGCTACCACTTTGGTAAAGAATCAGCCTGGCAAACTTAAAGGCATTTTTTGCACAAGCGCCACTAGCTCACCCACAGTTACTGTGTACGATGCCCAAACCCCTGACACAACTGTCAAAATCATTGACACTTACACAATGTCAGCGGCACAAAACATCAACTTTTTTGATGGCATTAATTGTGAAAACGGCTTGTATGTCGTGATTAGTGGCACTGCAAGCGTAACTGTTTACTACGAATAATGTCTAACAGCGCGGCTGTCACTCAGACAACCAACATTGTCCCTGTTCAGGGCGTTTTTGCCCCTGAGCCTACCTTTGCCCTCCAATACTTTGTTGGGCCAGCGGGAACGCCTTTTTATGGCCCTGCAAA